GAAAGGGGACATACGTTTGGCTAAGTCAAAGCCCACAGTCTTGATGACCAAGGAAGTGCAGTTGTAAATCGACCACATGCAGTTCCAAAAGAACGTCCACGCCATGCCCGAGGCCAACTGGCCCCAGACTGTGGCACTGAAACTGCCATCACGTGTGCGTGTGACCCATTCGGACATACAATTATAGACGAAGCCCAAAACGTAATCGAACCAAGACGCAGAAACATTCGGGAAATGCTTGATGAGCAGATCACGCATCGCAAAGATGAATGAATCGCGGTGCGAGGAGTCACACTTCTTAACGTCAAAGCCCATCAGCCGAGCAAAGTCCATCAAAGGTCCCAGCTTCGCAACCAGCTGGTCTATCGACCAATTGGGCCCCATGATTTGTATCTGCGGGCCCATAATGGAATGCATCATCTCGGTAAGCACACGCATGTGGCCGGCAATCATGTACATCCAACCGGCACGTGTCGTAACTACCGGTTGCCCGCCTTTATTACCATATGGGTAGGCGAGACCACTGGGGAACTTATTCTGCTTCTTCATGCCTTGATTCATAACCCACATCCACATAAGGAAATCCGATAAGGTAGGATAAAGCTGCATTGACCCCTTCGAATACTGGTCCACCGTGAATTCGATGCCGTGTTTGACATACAAGTCGCGCACATCAACATCATTCATCGGTGAGACCTTCAAAAGGCCGTCAAGCACATCCAAAATCTGTGCATAATGCTCTTGCTCCTCCTTAAGGAAACGGGCACGCGCACCGGGTGGCATCGCCTGCACCGTCGCTTTATAATTCTGCGGGCCATAGCGGTCCAAGGCCGTACTGATCGTCGTCGCCGCAGTGGGGTGCTGCTGGTAATGGAGGAAACTATTGCCGAGGTAGCGGCCTGCAACCGGTTTCGCGGCCGCATAGACACCATACATCCTTATCTTGAAACTCTGACCGTGGTACGCGGCAAGGCGTCCGGCCAGATCCACATCACGACCATGATAATATTTGCCATCCACCTCTGGGATAGAGTAAAAATGGCTATTAACCAGGTCATTCGAAACGCTCAAATGCTGCGGGTGAAACTGCCCGGTGGTCGTACGCATGTCAAAGCTCATGAAAGCTGGCACGTGCTCACCGTCCACAATGTCGCCAAAGAATTTGGCGGTCTTTTCACCATCATAAACGAGCGACGGTTGCGCGGTGCCAAACAGGATCGAGTTCCCAAAAGCACTGGCGTAGCCCTGCTTCTCCCCCGAGGTAACACGGTCCGCCAACACCTCACGGCGCTGGTGGAACTTATCAAGATGATGAGCAGCTAACTCACGCAAGGGCTTGACTTGTGGTGACATATCCGCCAAGCGCAACTTTTGCAAAGTCCGCGTGAGCAGATCGGGTGGATCCGGAAAGGCAAGCCTCAACAGTTCTTGCTCATCCCGCAACACCAAGCCATTAAGCGTGTTCTCACC